ATGTCTCAGAACCTTTCAGCGGATAACGTCCCCAGCGCCAAGCAAGGCGATGCCGATAGCTTGGCCGCTCCCGGCCTCGTCGGCGTTGGGGGCACCAATTCAGCGATCAACTTTGACGCGAGGAATGGATTTGTATCTCCGCTCTTCCCGTCGTCGTTCACCTTCTTCTGGGGAGATGCCGGTGAGCGGCTGCACAGCCTTGTCGTACTCGCGCCAAATTTGACGACTCGTCGCCTCTGTCGAGGTGCGTTTCTTCCCACTCATGCTGTGAGCCCCGTCGGTCGGCCTGATATCTACGGTTGCGCCTCCTTTGCAAGGCTCATCGCTGTATGCATTCCCACACCGGTACACGGTTTGAGCGGATACGGAGGTTCCCGTGCAAATGAGCACGGCGAGCATTGTTCTTTGCAGCATGGCGAGCTCCCTTTCTCTATCTTTGGGAGTGTCGCATGACCGATAGGCGTACTCCTGGTGAGCTCCCTGGTTGGGTTGTTTTCATCCTGATCTGGATTCCGCTGGCCGTCGTTGCATGGGCAGGTGCTATCTGCTTGTCATGGATGTGGCTGAGCAATGTTGGCTTGGTAGGTGGCGCATGAACAAGAACGCCGCTCAATGGCTCTCTATTGCCGACTTTCTGACCCGCCAAAACCTCGCGATTGTGCTGCGTGCGCAGGCCGCTGCGGCGAGGGGCCCCGCTTGCGGGGATACGTCCGCAGCGGGCGAAGCCCAGACACTCCCCGTTGGTAATCACGGGGAGATCGTTGCCAAGGGAGTGAGCGCATGACACGCCCCTCTCTGGTTCTGGATGGCAATGAGGTCAAGCTGCGCTTGCAGGCTGATCGCACAAAGTCTTCCGGCGCTGTTCATATCGACTGGCTCCGCTTCACATGCGAGCTGAAGCATGCTCCTGTGCCTTCGGCTGATGTACTGTTTCCTCTGCCAAAGCTCAATTCGTTTGAGGACAAAGTCTCTGCCTATGAGCTATCGGTCTATGAAGAAGAGTTGGGCATGTCTTATGCCCAGCAGCGGCATGCAAGGCTGCTGAAGCTCCTGAAGGCCATGCCTGATCAGGACTTTGCAGCAAGTGCTCAGGCTCATGCGCTGGCTCAGAAGGTTTGCAGAACCTTGGGCCCTGAATTCAGCATTGAGCCTGAAGTCAAAAAAGGCCATGACTTCTACCGCTTCCGGTGGTCAATCGTCCGCAATGACGCGGAATGTGCATGGGTGGGCTTCCTGGCATCGGGGGAAAGCCCACGCCAGCAAGCACAAGCCAGGACCATTCACGCCAACGTCTATGGCTCTGCCTGCACCTTTGCCCGTGGTGACTGGCGTCACCGCATGGCGAACCTCATTGAAGAGGTCAACGGAAAAATCACCCGCATTGACTACGCCCTGGACTTCTTTGATGGCATCCGAGGTGGCCTGGAGCGCATTCGTGATGACTGGCACGCCGGCCTGATGGATGTGAACGGGCGCAGGCCCAAGGCCAACACCGTTGGCCCATGGGTCGATGGCGGTCGCGGTCGCTCCTTCTACTTCGGTAGCAAGGAAGCGGGCAAGCAAACCAATGTCTACGAGAAGGGCGTCCAGCTCTTCGGCGAACTGGATGCAACGCACTGGGAACGTGTGGAACTGCGCTACGGCAACAAGCTGCGCGACTTGCCGGTCGACATGCTCCGTCGCGCTGATGACTTCTTTGCAGGTGCCTCCGACTGGCATCAAAAGATGCTGGCAGAGCACGGCAAATACGCCGAAGGTGAGGGCGTAAAGGTGCGCTCAAAACAGGCTATTCAGACCGTCAAGGCTGAGGTCACTCGTGCCGTTCGCTGGCTAACAAACACCGCAGGTGCAAGCGTAGCGCTGGCCTTTGAATTCCTCGGTGAAGACGACTTTATGGAGATCGTCACAGGCCGCAAAAAGCCAGGACGGCTTGCCAAGTTCTCCAACTCTGAAATCAGTGCCGCCTGTGCGTCGCTGCATACCCAAGTTTTTCAACCCAAGGTCCGTTCTATCGGACTAGCCCACTAAAGGAGCGGCTCCCATGAAGATGACAAGCCAAGCAGTGCTGTTCGGCATCGAGTGCAGCAAAGGCGAATTCGAAAACACCAAATACGACTCGACCAAGTTCCATTTGTCGGTCGACATGGCCCAGAAGAGCAACGGCAAAAGCCTGGGCATCGTCACGCGCCCATTCAAGTTCGGCGACAGCACCGAGTTCCAGAAGTGGGAGCACCTGGGTGATCTCATGGGCCGTGGCCGAGGCGTCCCCGTTGAGTGCGAGTTCGATGTGGTGGCCAGCACCGACGGCGTGAAGCTGACCCTGTTGGGCATCAAGACTGCCAGCACAGCCAGCACCAAGGGCGCAGCAGCTCAAACCTGACCATGCCGCGCTACGTCATCCAGTCGGCCACTACAGGCCGCTTTCTAACGGCAGACCCTGAGGGCGGTGAGCCTCTGTGGGTCTCTCTGCTCCAGCAGGCTGACGGTGGTGTGACGGATGACCATGAGCGCATTGCCCAGCTCATGGCCGACTACTGCGAACCAGATGATTTTCCGCAGGTGGTCGACCTAGACCGCCTGGGCACTGCAAACGACTACTGAGGTCATTCGATGACTGATGGACAAGACGAAATCGACGCCGATACCCCCTGCTGCAGGGAATGCGGAGCCATCAACGTTGGCTTCCACATGGACGAGCTCGTCCAGTGCGGATGCCCTGAGTGCGGCTCACATGACCTCTGGACCTACCTCGAGTACTCCGAGGACTTCGACGACTACCTCAAGGAAACCGGAGGCTGACATGGACATTTCTGACGATACCTGCTGCTGCTACGGCTGCGGCTCCATCAACGTGGGCTTAACGCTGGAAGAGTGCGCTGCATGCCCTGAGTGTGGCTCGCTCGACATTGGCTCGTATGAGGATCTTTGCCACGACGTGGACGAAGCCCAAGACCAGTACCAGGGCGACTAATGACTCTCTTCGTCTGCACCCAGATCGAAGCGCCATGCCAGCCCGGCAACCAGGTCGCGATTACGGAAATCACCGTCCAAGACTTTGCCGCGCTGGGCATCACGCCCGAGAGCATCGCTAAGTCCGTGACCCTCGGTTTCGGCATCGTGCTCTCCCTGGCCATGCTCGGCTACGTGCTGGGCGTTGTGCTGGCGATGATCCGAAAGGCTTGAGATTGCAGCCGAGAGCGGGCGCTGTGCCTGCTCCCTGGTGCAAGTTCGCACCGATCTTTTCTAGGAGAAATCATGTTCCACAAAACGCGCTCTATCGCTCGTCAGTACGGTGCCAAGGTCGTTGCAGGTTCTGCGGGTGCCTTGGCTGTTGCATCGTCTCACGCTGCTGGCCTGGATGACCTGTTTGACGCCGTCGATCTGTCCGGCATCAATGTGAAGGTCCTCGCCATGGGGGTTGTGATCGTGGGCATTGCGCTCTACTTGAAGGGCCCTGCCATCGTCAAGCGCATCATCGCCAAGATCTAAGGCGCTGCCATGCTGATCGTCGCCCTGGTTGTCGCCGTCCACGCTGCGTTTGCGCTGATTGGTGCAATCGGGGCGATTTGCTTTTTCATGCTTGCTCGGATGTGAGGTGGGTGATGCGTATTACTCACCTGATCCGCGTAGTCTTGGCTTTTTTCATTCTGTCTGCGAATGCGTATGCACTTGTGCCTACCACCACCATGTGGCGGTTTTCGAATGAAACACATCTAGGACTTTTTTCGTCTCCTGCTGCTGCGTGTCAGGCCTACAAGACTGCTATTTATCCAGGTCCTCAATATTCGATCACGGTAGATAGCAATGGTGTCAGTTGCTTGATTCATGAGACGCGTGAAAATGGCACAGTCGACACGCGCTATGGGGACTATGTTCGTCAGGTTCCCGATCAATGTCCTGCCAACTCCACTGCATCCGGCTCTGCTTGCGCTTGCAAGTCAGGCTTTGAAGAGAAGAACGGCCAATGCGTTGCCCCTGATAAATGCTCCGGCCTGGCCGCTCTTTGCTCGGGCATGTCCGGAAGTCAGAAGTCATATGCCATGTATGACGGCGATGCAACAACCTTCTGCCACACGCCGCCTGATGACTTCTTTTGGGATCAACCCAAGTATCCCGGCTGCAATCAAGGCTGCATGGCAAAGACTGGCCCGAGCACCGGTGTCACTGACAGCACCGGCAAGACTCTCTGGAAGGGCATGGGAACGCTCACAGGCGGCTTGTGCACCAATGGCACACCCACGGAGCCTTCGGCCCCTGATGCCCCTCCACCAGCTGAAAAAAGCGATCCGGTAGACAAGCGCTGTGCGGGCCAGACTGGCACGGTGAACGGCAAGGAAGTCTGCGTCCCTGCATCCAGCGCTACCGGCGTGGACTGGACGGGTACGACTACCAACAGCGACGGCACCAAGACCGAAGGCAAGACCACGACAACATGCTCTAACGGCGTCTGCGAGTCCACCACAGTCAAGACTAACAAGGACGCCAACGGCAACGTCACAGGCACCACCACGACGACAGACAAGGTCAGTCAAGACCAGTACTGCGCCAAGACCAAAAACAAGGACAGCATGCTTTGCGCTGCTGTCAACGCCAATCCGGTGCCAGGCAAAGACAGCCAGAGCGGCACAGGCTCAGGCACTGGAAGCGGTAACGGCAATGGTGATGGCGACGGCTGCACCATCACAGATTGCGGCAGTGATACGGGTGGCGGCCCTGGTAAAGCTGGCCTGCCTGGCACTGGAGCTGGTGACTTCGGCAAGCTCTATGAACCCAAGTATCCGCAAGGGCCTGTAGAGGTCTGGAAACAGAGCAGCGCAGGCATCAAGAACTCCGGCCTTGGCTCGCTCGCTATGGCCCTCATGCCAAAGATCGCGGACGGCGGAAATGCGCCAGTTTGGATCGTCGATCTCAACTTTAGGCCGGTGGGTGATTTCGGTGTGCACGACATCTCGCCACCGTTGTGGCTTTGGGAAGTGTTGAAGGCCATCACCATATTGACCGCGCTCGTTACCGCGCGTCGCCTGATCTTCGGAGGCTGAGCATGTTCGACTGGCTCAAGCGTCGTATTGATGCATTTTTCTCGTGGCTCACGGAGTCTCTGACCGAATACTTCAAATGGGCCAAGGATGTTGTTGATGCCTGGTACAAATGGGCGGCAGACCTCATCAAGGCCATCTTTAAGGCGGCCTGGGACATGTTCACGGATGCCGTTTCCTGGCTGATTGAAAAGCTTTTCGAGATCATCAAAGCCGCCCTTGATGCGGTCGATGTGTCACCGCTCAAGGGCATTGCCGACAACATCAACCTGCCGCCCGAGATCGTCAATGTGATGCAACTCTCGGCCACAGGCACGGCCATTGCCATCATCGTCGTGGCTATCGGCATACGGCTGACGCTCCAGCTCATCCCGTTCACAAGGCTCGGCTCATGATCAATGGACTAGAGGGCATCCCTGGCTCTGGCAAAAGCTATGAGGCCGTGGCCTATCACGTGTTGCCCGCGCTCCAGGCCGGCCGCAAGGTCATCACAAACCTGCCGCTGAACATCGACGCGCTCGCGGCCATCGACCCGAGTTATCGCGACCTGGTCGAAGTTCGCACCAGGCCAACGCCCCAGCTTGGCGACTGGAACGCGGCCAACATCGCAGAGCAGGAAGCATTTCAGCTCTGGACGGACAAGGAACCCATTCCCCAGTCCGAGAACATTTTTACCTTCGGCACGGTCTGGGACTATCACAGCGACTGGCGCGGCTCCAAGAACCAAGGCCCGCTGTACGTCATCGACGAATGTCACGTCGCCCTGCCCAAGCTGGGCACGCCTGAAAGCGTCGTGCAGTGGTTCAAGCTCCATCGGCACTACAACGCTGATGTGTTGCTGATGACGCAAAGCTTCCGCGACATCAACCAGCCCATTGCGCAGCTCATCGCCACGCTCATCAAGTGCCGCAAGGCCGACATCCTGGGCCGAAAAGAGAGCTACATCCGCAAGGTGCATGCGGGCTATCGCGGTGCAGTCATCCAGACCGACGAGCGCGAGTACAAAAGCCAGTATTTCGGCCTGTACCGGAGCAACACGCAAAGCAGCGGATCTGCTGAATCTGGGGTGACAGACGTCAATCCCATGATCGTCAAATTCAACCGCTTCAAGAAGTTCTGGCTTGTCCTGTCGGTGCTACTGGTGGTCTGGGCCTTCTGGCCTGATGGCAAGCATGATGTCTGGGGCCGCAGGATCGAGCCTTCGCCACCCGTCAAGCCGCGCGTCCTTGGTCCCGCACCTGGTGCTGCTGCCACCCCTGTCGTCGCGTCACCAGCTCCCGCGCCGGCCGAGCCTAAGCCCCTGGAGTCGCAGCAGCCCACCGCGGCCCCGGCCGAGGCGCCATCTCAGACGAAAGAACCGCTGTTTGGTAAGCAGCTACATGTAGCGGGACACCTGTCGAAGAAGGATAAGAGCATCACGCTCTTCATCATCAGCGATGGCACCCGCCGTATGTTTGAGGTCACCAGCGAAGACCTGGAAGCTGCGGGCTACAGCGTCAAGCGCCTGGCTAACTGCATGGTCACTGTGAAGTTTGAAGGCGTGGTGCGGCCCGTCACCTGCGACGCGCCATACCTGAACACCGGCGGCCAGGACAGGCCCCTGGTGGTTGATGCAGCGACCGGCTCCCGCAGCGACGGACGCAACACCCGTTACAGCAACGCCCCAATGCCTCAGGAAGTGGCCCAGGCGCGCCAGGAACAGCAGCAACAGGCAGGAGGCTACCTGGAAGCCCTGGCGAGGCGCAATTCGCAGGTGCGCTCTGTCCTGATGGATAACTGAGGGGAGGGGGTATCGGGGGCTGCGCCCCTGATGTTCACCCGCTGTTCAGGCAATACCCAGCGCAAATTAATCATGTGATCGCGGCACCGTCGGCAATGCGCGGCGCTGGCTCGCGTGGCGCGCTCTGCGCAACGATAGGGCGTTCGCTCCGTGTCCTGGTAAATAAACTGATTGTTTATCAGTCCCCAATCAAGAGTGCACACTACTATTCTGGACAGGGTTGATGACGATTTCTTCTGTATCAATCTTGTAGTCTTGACCTGCCATCACCTTTTTGAGCAGGTCGACGAATGCATCCGAATACTTGTGCGACTTACTAGTTTCAGCAATTCCGAACTTCACATTCACATGATATTTGTTGTCATAGCCTTTGATATTCACGCCGGTCTGATCTTCGATCTGCTTGATAAGATCATTGACGCGTTTCCAGCTAGGCAGACCCAGCATCTTGTAAACCTCGCTGATAACGTACTTGTGCGTTAGGTTGATCTTGGATGAGTCTCCAACCGAGGTAACACCGAACAAGTTGGCAAAGTTCTCACCGGTATCGACCGCGTGCTCAAGCATCTTGAAGTCAATTTCGACCTGCTTCTTTGGAATGTCTGAGCGAACCAAGTCTACGGCCCGGGCCATCAACGCACGCAGAAGCTTGGTATCGATTTTTGCAAGGTTTCCAGCTTGGCCGAATGCCTTGAAAACCCACTCAAACGAGTTCGCTGTGATACTCTTAATTCGAATGTTACGGTCAGCGGTGACAGCTAGTACTTTGTCACGAGGAGGATACGAGGCGCTGTCCTGTGTTGGATCCCATTCCAAGATGTAAATATTGGGTACCAGTTCATATTCTTGAGCTCTGATCATCCTGTCCACATCAGCAAGAATTTTCTTAATGTTGGGATCGTTTGCTCTGTAGCCGATGAACACCAGCGGGTGCTCAATGAAGTAAGTAAGTAGCTTGGCGCTCAGATACTTGTGATCCTCCTCAAAGCGCAGATAGTCGGCCTCGTTGATTACGATGCTTTCGGGGTCAGACACGCAGCCGTGAATTTTGAAGATTTCGCCAATAGCAAGGAACGGTTTGCGAAGAATCTGTTGACTGATGACTCTCTCGTAGTCAGGAAACAATGGTTCGATGACTTCGTCGTAGTTTGTTGTGACTATGGCGTGGGCGCTGATAGCTTTGAGGGCTGAAATCTCTGCATCAAGCTCCGGGGATCCATAAGAGCCATGTGCATCGGCTCCAAGGCCATGCAGGATCTTTCCGACAGTGTGTTTGATGAAAATGTCGCTCGGGGCATTTGCCGCAAAGTACTCTGCTGGAAAATTTCCCTTGCCATCATTCCAAGCCCACTCGTGATAGAGCTGCGAAAAAACAGACCCGATTTTCATTAAATCGTTGCCGTGAGCCTGCTTGTAGTAAGCGAAATCCTTGTCGATCAGCGGACATTGCGCGGCAAGCAAGCCAAGTAGTTCTTCCCAGTTTGGACCTTTTGCATAGCGCTTTGTGAACCCAGATCCAATGAAAAGGATCGGCTGGCAACTTGCATCCGCAATGATCTTCGCGACGTCGGCGGTCACCTCGTCTTGATACTGTTTGTAGTCCATTGGCATTTCTCTCTCCCTCCTGATGTGCCAAGTATCTATTAGATGAGCTATCGTTTCTTAGAGGTTCTGGATGAAAAGTACAACAAGTCCAGTTGCCCCGAAGTCTTTTCTGGCAGCAAAGTGAGGTATGGAGATGCGTTAAGTCGCTTTCAGCGCTTTGCCTATGATTCAAACATATGAGATGAGAGGAGGGGGATATGGGTCACTACGATCCTGGACGCTGGGAACGCGACAATCCATTCACGAGCGGCCGCGACGAAATGAGCTTTTTGACAAAGCTTATTCTTACGATTGCAGTGCTCTTGGCCGGTGCACTCGCATACCGGTATCAGTCTGAAATCTTGCGTTTCTTAGTGGGGCCTCCCGCGGCAGTTCCTCAACGACCTGAGGCACGGCAACCACGAGAACCGGCAGTTGCCGCACCGAGGGTCTTGGCGCCTGACAAGCCACGTTCGGAATCTACAGGCCAGATCTATCGTTGCGGGAATACCTACAGCAACTCGCCATGCGACGGTGGTAAGCAGCTCGCGCAGCAAAGCAGCCCGCCAGTAGACAGGTCGGAGACAAAGGAAATTTACCTCTGCAAAGACTTTCAAGATCGCCTGACTTGGGAGAGCGTTCCATGCTCAGCAAACGGTCGTTTTATGGATCGGATTGCACGTGTTCCTGTACATGTTTCTTGGGATGAGCAAGTCTCAATCGCAAGGCAGCAGAGAGATAAAGCCCATGCCGTAGCTGCTGAGCAAGTGGTTCCAGTGGCTTCCCGATCTCCTTCTTCAGCTCCGAGCGAATGTCAAATGCTTGAGCATCAGATTCGAGTGCTTGATGCCGAGTGCCGCGTTAACGCATGCGGGATGAAGAAACTCGATGACGTCAGGGCAGCACGAAAAGATGCCAGAGACAGACAATTTCGCATCGGTTGCTAGCCAATTTGGAAAATTGGAGCGTTTGCCGACGCGGTTTTATGCCTCGCAAGCTCCTTTTCCATGGTCAAGATTTGCTTGACAAGCTTAGCGTTCTTGCGCTTGAGAGATTCGGCTAGTGCGTAGTTGCCAGCTGCATGATTGAAAGCGATTGCGTCGATGGTAGAAATTCCCCATCGTGACTCCCAAAACAGGGCTAAATGAACGGCGCGAGGAGCTTGCCCCTCGCGCCGATATTTTTTGATGGTAGATGGCTTGAGGTCTAGGAGCCTAGCGAGCTGTGCATCGCTGTAGCGTAGATCATCAAGGATGTATCGCAGATGCGGCAGATGTGCGGGGTAAGGTGCTCTAAACATCACCCAGCATTTCGCATGCACAGCCTTGAGATGCCTACATTAAAAGGGCGCAGTGCTACAACTAGACTAGCATTTGTGATTAAACATAATATACATCGTATCTTCTAAAGAAGAAGTTCGGACTGCGGCGTCACGACCGTGATACCCGCCTCCAGCTTGCTCAAAACTTCCGCGCCATGTATCGAAGCCTGGGCATGGATTTGCATGGCTGCGCGCAGTTTCTTCATGTGTCGGCCAGGACTGTACATAACTGGGAATCCGGCAAGCACGACATCCCGTATGCAACGTACAGGCTGATGCGCCTGCTCAACTTCATGGAGCTTCCAGACAAGCCCTGGCAAGGCTGGTGCTTCGCTGGCGGCAAGCTGATTTCGCCTGAAGGTCGCTCGTTCGAAGGCAAGGACAGTAACTGGTGGGGACTGTTGCTCTTGAGGGCACGCGTGAACGACCGTCTCACGCAACGCTTGGGGGTCGAAGGCGCAGCGCCGGTCCTAAATGGCAGTTCACGAGATTTTTCAGACGGTTCTGATTTATCCCGGGCAATTTCTTATGGATACTGA